GCGACGTTTACTTCAACGACGAGCTCGCGCTCACCGGCGCGGGCTCCGCGGCAAGCGGTCGCTTCACCGGCTACGCCGAGATCTACAAGAAGCTCGGCGCTGACACGCAGACGGCGCAGACAGATCTGATCACCGCGACCGCCGGACTCACGAACGGCAAGTGGACGAGCGCGCATCGCCTGCGCGGGATCGCTTACATTTACGTGCAGCTCAAGTGGAGCGACCAAATCTGGGCCGGCGGAATCCCGAACGTCTCCGCGATGGTGAAGGGCAAGAAGGTGTACGACCCGCGCACGACGACGACTGTCTACTCGGCAAACGCCGCTCTCTGTCTGCGCGACTACCTGACTGACTCGACCTACGGCCTCGGGCTGACGACGAGCGAAATCGACGACACCGCGTTCACCGCGGCGGCAAACATCTGCGACGAGCAGGTGCAGGTTCTCCCAGCGTCGCCGACGACCTACGAAAACCGCTACGAGTCGAACGGCGTTCTCTACACGAGCGCATCGCCCGACGATAACATCGGCAAACTCCTGACCGCGATGGGCGGCTTGATCGCGTACTCCGGCGGCAAGGTGATTCCTTACGCGGCCGGCTATCGGATCCCGACCGTCACGCTCACCGACTCCGATTTCGCCGGGCCGATCAGCGTGCAGACAAAGACGAGTTCCCGCGACCGGGTGAACGCGGTGAAGGGCGTGTTCGTCTCCGAGAAGAGCGAGTGGCAACCGACGGACTTCCCGCCGCAGACCTCGACGACTTACTACGCGCAGGACAATTCGATCCGGTACTGGCGCGACGTCGTCCTGCCGATGACGACCTCGAGCAGCGCGGCGCAGCGCATCGCACGCATCGAACTGCAACGCGCCCGGCAGGAGGTCACGTTCACGGCGCGCTTCCGTCTCGACGCGATGCAGGTCCGCGCCGGCGACACGGTGATGGTCACGCTGTCGAAGTTCGGATGGTCGTCGAAGGTCTTCGAGGTGCTCGAGTGGCACTTCGTCGCGGACGGCGAGCCGCCGCAACTGGCGATCGAGATGACGCTCCGCGAAACCGCGTCGTCGGTTTACGACTGGAACGTGTCCGACGAGATCGACGTGGACGACACGCCGACGACGACGCTCCCGAATCCTTTTACGCTAGGCTCTCCAAGCAACCTTGCGCTGACCGCGGACGGGACGACGCAGTTGATCCAAGCTGACGGGACTGCGTTGCCGCGAATCAAGGTCGCGTGGTCCGCTCCCGCGGAGGAGTTCATCCAGTCCGGCGGCACCGTCGGCATCGAGTACAAGGACAAGACCTCGACGACGTATCTCACTTGGGCGACGGTGCCCGGAGATCAGACGCTCGACTTCATCTCGAGCGACATCCGAATCGGCAACGGCTACGACGTGCGGATCTTCGGGCAGTCGTATTTCCAGATCGCGACGAGCTACGTCAGCGCGAGCATCACGGTCGTAAAGGACACGACGGCACCGGCGACTCCGACCTCGCTTACCGCAAGCGTCGGCACGGGCAAGGCAGTCTCGCTTGATTGGGCGGACAATACCGAGCCGGACCTCTCGGAGTACGGCATTTACCGCAACACGACCGGCGTCACGCCAGCGAACGACACGACGAACAAGATCGCGGAGGTGCGCGCTTCGCGCTTCGTCGATACCGAGGTCGCGATCGGCACGACGTATTTCTACTGGGTCAACGCGTACGATCTGCTCGAGAATGTCTCCGGCTTCAGCAACCGGGCGACGGGGGTTCCGACGTATGTCGGCGGCGGCAGCGTAGATCCGACGGCACCGGGGACGCCGAGCGCGCCGACGTTCTCAAGTGAGGCGACGTATCTGGCGAGCGACGGAGGAGCTTTCGCCCGCATCACGCTCACCGCGCCCGCGATGCCTTCGGGCGCAATCGCGCTCGACATTCTTTTTCGGCGCAGCGGATCGAGCGACTACCTTATCGGCAATCAACTCTCAACTGGAGGCGGCGCGGTCACGATTGACGACCTCATTCCCGGCGTTGCGTACGAGTTTGCGGCTCGCGGTATCTCGAACTTTGGCGTGCTCTCGGCGGTCTCTTCGGCGCTATCGCGCACCGCTCCGAACAAGAGCGCGGCGCCTAACGCTCCGACGAGCATCTCGGCATCGAAGAACGGAGTTGCTCCGAACGTTCTCGGATCGACCGGCGTGCTGCGCTACGGATCTCGGCTGACTTGGGTCGCGCCGACCGACAAGGACATCGCTTACTACGAGATCAAGGCGACGACAACTGACAGCGATGCAGCCACCGATTACGCATGGGACGACGGTCGCGGGTCGCCGGCGCTGTTCACAACCGAACTCGTCGTGTTCACGTTCTACAACACCTCGCTTTTCGCCGGCTACGTGCGCGTGCGCGCTATCGACCGGACGGGCAACGCAAGCGCATGGTTGCGATACGGCAATATCAACGACACGGCGGTCGCTACGCTTGCGGCCGGCAATATGCTCGAGCAGTCGAAGAGCGACGTGCAGGTCACCGGCATCAAGACCGGCGGCGGTTCCTCGACGCGGCAGGTGAATGTGCGGTACGAGGTCTCCGAGGTGAAGACGCTGACCGGCGGCGCAACGACCGAGACGATCAACATCGACACGACCAACCGAGGCTTCAGCGCGAAACCGGATGCCGGCTGGATTCAATGCGCGAGCAACTCGAACATCGTCGGCGTTTACGACTTCGACAACGTCAGCAACTCCTCGACGACTTCCTACTTCAATTTGCAAACCGTCGATGGCACCAATCTGCCGGCCGGCGGACAACGCTTCTCGGTTCAGCTCGTGGACTACTCCTGATTATGGCTCTACAAAAAACCTTCACGATGCCGAGCGGGGTCTCGGGCAATTACATCCGACTCATCGCGCACCGCTGGGATCGCAACGGTCGCGAGGCTCTCGCGTGGTTCGCGCTGTACGTTGACGCGGCATCCGCGCACGCAGGCAAGCAGCCGCTCTCACCGTTCATCGCAAAGCTCTGGCTGACGGGAGCGAAGTTCGACCAGTACTTGTCGAACGCCGAGCTCGCCTCTCCGGGTATCTTGGAGCAACTCTACGTTGCCGCGAAGGCCGAGCCGCTGTCGTGCGACTTCGGATCGAACGCTTTCGCGGACGCGCAGGACGTTTGACCCTACTTTTTTCGTCTCCCGTAACTCGCGCTAAATGCGCGACTTACGAAATCGCAGGAGATTTTTTCTCTTTTGGTCTTGGCAAAGCGGTTCGGTTCGTCCTTTGTTGGCGTCGTTCAGCAACGACCAACCAACAAAACAACGACGACAATGATAACTCAATTCATCGGGCCTTGGACGAACGGCGAGCGCACCACGTTTCAGTTTTTCGGCCACCTGCGCCAGCTTTGGATTATCCGCCGCGACAATACCGGCGCTTTGATTTCGCGCTGCGAGCACGAACTCGGAGACGCTTACGAGACCACCTTGCAAGCCGCAGACAAGCTGGGCTGGGAGAAGAACGAGCATCAGATCGCGAGCTAACCTCGAGAACTCATCGAGCTCTCCGACGCGGAGGGCTCCATTGAGTCCCCGATCAAACAACACAACCAACAACGACAATGACCACCAACACCACCGACAGCATCAGCAACTACCGCGTGACCCGCGGGTACACCACCTCCCGCTCCGCGTTAATCATTCCTTTCGGTTCCGGTTTTGCGGTCCAATCCCGCAAGATTGCTTGGGCTTATGTGATTTCGGGAACCTATCCTTCGATCCCCGAAGCTCGCAAGGCTCTAGCCCGTCACTTGTGGCTTCCGCGTATGGCTCGCTGGTAAACCTAACTTCTCGAACCAAAACCAAAAACAACAATGACCACCGACATCACCAACAAATTCCGCGTGACCCGCGGATACACGACATCAGGCGGCGACGGCGACGACGAGTCCGTCTCATTTTTCGCGACGCGGCGCGAGGCGATTTCCGCCGCACGAGCGGAGGTCAGTACCCTCCGCATCACCAACCGCAACGGCCTCGTGATCACCGACGAGGTGCTCGTCGATGAGGTGGACTCCGACGGCGAGCCGGTCGATCAGCCGATTTTCTGGGTGCAGGCCGACCAAGTCGTCGCCGTTCCCGCTCGTCTCACGTATCGGCACGCGCCCGCAACTCTTGCCGATGGCGCGATGGCTGAAAATTGCTGGTACACGGTTTATGATCGCCGCGGCCGCGTGATCGTCGAGACGATGGACGAGGATGCTGCCAATCAAGCCGCCGCGCAATTCGACGAGATCGTCGAGGCCGAGTTGGAGGTCGCGTCGTGAAACCCTACTTGATGGAAATCGAACTTCGCACAATCGACCAACACGGCGACGCAATCGACGTTTTGGGTCACTACCGCACCTTGCAAGAGGCTCGCAAAAACATTCCAGAGTTATCGGGCGAGTCGGTTGCGTGGGTGATCGAACGTCGCACCTCCTATGGTGCGTGCAGCGGACAACCCGACAACTACGAACTGCTCGAGGTCGGCGGAGATCAGTCCGCGCTTAAGGTTGGAGGATGGACGAAATGAAAACTCTTCTCCTCCTCGCGCTCGCCGCGACCGCGCACGCCGCGCCGCCGGAATCGTTTTGGCGCGCTCTCCACCTCGTCGAGACCTCCGGCCGGCACGGGGCGATCCTCGGCGACAATGGCCGCAGCCTAGGGCCGCTCCAGATCTCGCGGGCTTACTTCAGCGACTCCCGCGTCGGAGGCACCTACGAGCAGGTCTCGGATCTTGGATTCGCTCGGCGAGTCGTCTCGGCTTACCTCAAGCGATACGCGCCGAAGGCGTGGGCCGCGGGAGACGTCGTCACGCTGGCGCGGATTCACAACGGCGGACCCGCCGGCGCTCGCAAGGCGAGCACGCTGAACTACGGGCAAAAGGTCGCGAGGCTTTCCAAATGACAACCGAACAACACGCCGAGATCCTCGTCGAGCTTCGCGCCATCCGCGCCTTGCTCTCCCGTCAATCCACGCCGGCCGCTCCTGCGGTCGCGTCCAAGCCGGCGAGCGCCGGACCAAAGGAGATCCCGCTCCCCTCCGAGGTGATCGACAACGCGACCGACGTGCCGGTGCATTTCGGGAAAAACAAAGGCACGCCGCTCGGATCGCTCTCGCCGAAGTCGATTGAGTGGTACGCGCAGGAGCCGGAGCCGCGCCTGCGCAATGATGGCACGCCGTTCCCGCCTCGGCCGGAGGATCTGCTGCTACGCAACGCAGCGCGGACCATCGTTCACCGCGGTCGCGGCACCTTGCCCATGCCGCCGATCAAGCTCGAGTCGGCTGCGCCGATCTCCGAGGACGTCCCATTCTGATCTTAAACCCAGCGCGCCGCCTCATCCGCGACGCGCCGGGAAAACACAAAACACAACACAACAATGCAAGACGACAAAACGACAGACCTCGCGGTGGCGACCAAGCCGACCGTTTCCTCGCCCATCTCCTTCGGAGCCTCGGGCGTGCAACTGACTTCACTCGAAGACGCCTTCCGCTTTGCGAAGGCAATCGTCAGCAGCGGCTTTGCGCCGCGGGGCATGGAGAAACCCGAGAGCGTGCTCGTGGCGCTGCAATGGGGCGCGGAACTTGGGCTCACGCCGATGGCCGCGCTCTCGAACATCGCGGTGGTCAACGGCCGGCCGTCGCTCTTCGGCGACGCGGCGCTCGCTCTCGTGCGTTCGTCCGGGCTGCTCGAAGCGTATTCCGAGGAGGAGATCGGCGAAGCCGGCAAGGACTCGCACGGGTACAAAGTCACGGCGAAGCGCCGCGGCTGCGAGCCGCAGTCGGAGACGTTCACGGTCGGCGACGCAAAGACGGCGAAACTCTGGGGCAAGAACGGACCGTGGTCGGACTACCCGCGGCGGATGCTCAAGTTCCGCGCTCGCGGCTTCGTTTTGCGCGACACGTTCGGCGACGTGCTGAAAGGGCTGCGCACAACCGAGGAGGTCCGCGATATGCCGGCCGAGATCAACGTCACTCCGGCGGACAAGGTCGCCGGCGGACTCACCCAGCAACTCTGACCACCATGAGCAAAGAAGAAATCAAGACCGCCGTCCTCAACTCCGCAGCCGAGCAACTGCGCGGTCTGCTCGAATCAAACTACGACGCGATTCGCAAGGCCGCGTCCGACTCCTTCGTCGATGACGAATCGCAAGCCGAGCCGGTCGCGAAGGTCAGCGCCGCGATCGAGTGGGACGCGCTTGCCGAGGCTCCGACCGTGACCGTCAAGCTCGGCTGGTCTGCGCGCTTCAAGGACGAGAGCGAAGCGACGGTCGATCCGTTGCAATCCAAACTCGGACTCGAGGAGGCACCATGATGGTCGCGTTCAAAAAAAGCGCCGCCGAGACAATCGACACGCTCGAGCGCGCCGTGATCATGCAGCAACTTGGCGAGGTGCTATCCGCAATCTCCGAGGGCGCGGACGAAATCGCTGCGCGGAAATACTGGAGCGGGCACCAGACGATCACGCGAGCGGAGCTCATCCTCTCGGAGATCGCGTACAAGCTCCACAAGCTCGACATGAAGGACGGAGGTGCGCCGTGATCGTGGAAACCAATCAACAGTACCACGCAAACTCCGCCGTCTCGCACTCAAAACTCGAGGTCTTCCGGCGCCGGCCGCAGCTGTATTATCGCCGCTACATCGCGAAGACGATCACGCCGGAACCGGCGAGCGCCGCGCTGCGCGTCGGCTCCGCGCTGCATTGCTCGGTGCTTGAGCCGGACAACTGGCCGACGCAATTCGCGATCAAGCCAGAGGGCATCGACCGCCGCACGAAGGACGGAAAGGAGAAGTGGACGCAGTTCGAGGCGGAGAACAGCGGCAAGATCATCATCGACCAAGACGAGGCCGCGCAGGTTCTCGCGATGCAAACCGCCGTTCGGCAAAATGAGACCGCCGCGATCCTGCTCGCGCAGGGTCAGCCGGAGGCAAGCTGGCGAACCGAG